GTAACCTCAGACCAGTTGTCAGTAGATATCTTATACCTGTACGTATTTAAGCTATCAGTAACCAATATCTCATCTAAGATAGCTGCCATAGAGATTCTAGGCAGTTCTGTAGAGTTAGATAAGGTACCTTGAGATGTAGCTACACCGGCTGAAGTAATAGAATAGAAGGTAGAGTCACCTACAGCGTACACTACACCTAAATGGGTCATTAAGGCCCGTACGTTAGTACCGCCTAGACCTGCCCAAAGTGTAGCACCAGGTGTGGGTAGAGCGACAAAAGGTGACATATCGCCACCTAATGGGTTCTCTTCTAGGTACATATTAACTAGCCTTTGGACTGAAACGTCTTTACTTTCAGCCTGGTAGCTAGGTTTTAATAAAGGTAAAGCCTTGAACATTTACCACCTTGAGGTGTCAGGTCTGACAAATAGAGAAGTCTTCTCGTTATCCCAATCTTTAAGCCCTTCAAGTAAGTCGCTAGCAATAGGTGCTATAACAGCCAACTTCTCTTCAGCAGAGAACATAGGAGCTAAGCGCACAGCTAGACCGTAAGCTAAGGCTTCAGACCACTCTACAGGGAAATCTGGGTTATCTACACCACTATCGAAGTCCTCTATAGTTCTCTGGAAAGACATCTTAACACGTATGTTAGCGCTTTCAGGGGCAGGCCAAAGGTGTAAAGTACCACCAGACAGTTGAGTGTCGTAGTACCAAACCATAGGAAGGCCTGTAGTATATTTATCAGGTATGTTGTAGTATTCTTTTCTTGATATTCTACGGACACTTACGTCAACACCAGAATCGTTGCGCACGCGAACATCAGAAATATGCATAGGTCTGGCAAGCTTATAAGTATAGCTATACACACGATTCCCGGCAGTAGCGTCATCGCTGATAGCATCAGCAACAGTAACAGTAGACGCTCCCTTAGAGACAACAGTAGTCCAGTGAATCGAGCCGTCATCTAGCACTACCCCTATATAGTCATTAGCTGATATATTATCAGTGTTACTTACACTCAATACGGTTTGACCGCTAGCTTCGTCCGCCGATATAGAAGTCTCGACCATTATCTCGGAGAAGTGACCCGCAGTAGAAGAGATCAAATAAGACGGAATAGCCTCAGAGAGTATTCCAGTAGCTTCAGTCTCAGTCCATAAATGTAAACCTTGGACTTGCCAGGTTTTAACCATCATGTTAAGTGACCTAGAAGCTAGAGCCGTATCCTCGCTAGAGACTGACTCCTGTTCGCCATAGATGGCTAATAGTCTAAACGCGTGGTCTATAATATCAGACCTAGTCACGTTAAAATTAGTACTTCCTGAGGTTGCCATTATAGTTCCTAAGTATCGAAATTGTAATTGCCTGCAGCAAATCTTTCAGCTAAAGTCTGTGACTCTGTAGGAGCTGTGGGGTTATACCTTAAGTCTCCATCTGGCCTAACAAAAGGTGGCGGATAGTCAGGTCTAGGCGTAGGAGCTGGATAGTCATCCGAATCTGCCTGATCCACAGAGCTTCTATCTACTAACCTACCTTTAAGATCAAAAGCTGACTTAGACGCATAGATAACTAACCCAGAGACATCATCTTTAACTAACCAGTCTTTAGATGTAAGAGTGGTCCCCCGCGAAGCGAGGCTACCTTGACCCTTTGTGCCTCTAAACTTGCTCATTCTAGTCTTGCCTTACGACAATCAGTAAACTTACTTCATCGCCAGCATCTAAATTAGCAGTAGACAGTAATAGATCACCAGTAGCTCCCGCACCATTAGGGTTTGAGATGCCACCGAAACAACCAAACTCGTATGTACCGCCGTGAGCAGGGTCCATTGCAAAAGCTGGACTATCTGTAGTCTGATCCCACTCTAAGCGAACAACACAAGAAGAGCCAGCTACCATTATCTTCTCTAGAACACCTTTAGATGTATCGTTAACGAAGGCAGAGTTGTCATAGATTACTAAATCAGATTCTTCTGAGCCGTCAGAAGATATATGGATATGTCTAACAACTAGTTTGCTAGAGCCACCACCATACAAGGTACGTTGTGTTACGGTGTTTGCCATTATTTTGTCCTCAAGACAGTATTTAAAATATTAAAATTATGGGAGCCTTTGCGGGCCATTATAATACCTTTTAGATATGTTTAAATTTGGACTTCCTTGTGAAATTGTCCTTTTTGTTTTGTTACGCTTACGCGTCTGTGCTAGCTGTCCAGTTAATCAGCATAGCTTTTTCACCAGCTAAGTTGACAACGTACACAGGGTCGACTACTACGAAGGTAGCGCCTGTAACAGCTTCTGTAATGTTAGCAGCATTATCTGCCAACTGGAGGTTAACGTTAGGTCCTACCATACCAGTAGATGCTGTAATAGTATCTACCAGGAAGATATCTGCAGCGTTACGTGTTCTGAAGAATTCCACATCATGAACATGCAAGTCTGTAGTAGCCGTAGTTCTAACATCGATACCGCCAACAGCAAAGTTACCATCCATACGTTTAATCGTAATCTCGATATTGTCCCCACCAACTAAAGCTATAGCAGCGTTAGTACCGGCAGCAGAAGCACCATCATGCACCAAGTCTAGAATTCTAAGTCTGTTAGCAGCAGCAGAGGTTAAGATACCATCTGTCATCTGACCTGTAACGTCTCTAAGTTCTAATTTGTTCAGTGTAACGTCAGCAGCTGTAACATTAAGCATCTTAGTAATAGCATCAACACCGCCCGTTAAGAGCAAGTTATGAAGCGTTACGTTAGCAGCAGATACTTTTAAGAACCCGCCAGTATGCGTAATGTTAATAGTTGGACGTAAAGACCCTACACCCATACCTAAAACTGCTACACCTGCAACATCGATATCGATAGAGGTAGCTGTAGAGATAGTTTCAGAGTGACCTGGCCCTAAGATTAAGATATCACCACGAGAAGCTACACATTTATCTAATGCAGCAGCAATCGTAGCCATTGGATGTAAGAAGTCACCAGAGTTTCCATCAGACCCTGCGACCTGCCCAGTCATTAAAACGCCTGAGTTATTAACGTGAATTACCCGTCCTGGGTGCATTTGGGTTATAGGTAAACCCCTAATAGTAACCCCGTTAAGGAAACCATTAGAAAAATTTGACATTGGCATACTTATTTATTCTCCTAAGTAACCGCAGTGCGGCCCCTACAAAGCTTTGCAGGGGATACACTACTTAGTTCGATAATAGAGAGGATTACTCTCCGTCTGATCCGTAAATACCACGATAGTCATTCCAACCGAAGCTGTATCGTTCGCTCATAGCAAACTTAACGTTCATCGTGTCGAAATCTACCATGTCAGATACTTCAGCAGCACGTCTTTGGTAGTGAACCAAGCCGTTAGAAGCATCTGTAAGTACGAACCATGCGTTAGTGTCTGTGAGGTAGTCAAGGACTGCTACACCTTCGCTGAACATGCCAGTTAAAGTGTTTTTGTCATTGTCTGACGTACCAGAGCGCCTGTCAGAGTTCAAAAGACGATCAGCTTCAAACTTAAGGTTGTTAGGAACGATAAGTTTCTTAGGATTTAAGAGTGCTCTTAGTCCTCGGTTGTCTTTCATAGCTCTAATATCTAACCAAGCCTGTTCGATTGAAGCCTCAGAAAGAGGAGCATCTACAGCCATACGGTTAGAAACGTTAGCGCCATTAGCATCTACGTGGTTAGTAGCGCACAATACTTTACCGTCACCGCCAGTGTAACCAGAAGTGAAAGCTCTGTTAAGTACGTTAGCACCTACAACGTTCTTGTTTTGAGCGAAAGCTCGGCCCAACATTTCAGAACGATGTGTAGCAACTTTATATACTTGACCGTCTTCGATAGCATTACGCGTAATGATAATACCACTAGCATAAGTGTTATGCATAATACGGCTGGTATATAATTGGCTTGGAGCGTCGTAACTGATAGCCTCACCTTCAGGTAACTGAACAGGTAAATCTAAACCAGCAAGGGCGACTTCTTCTTCAAAAGCCATTTTAGATGGAAGCTTATCCTTGAAGATCTCAGCCCATTGAGCAGGGATTTCATTGTAAGCTGCACCGAAATAAGCACGTACCGTCGGGAGTAGGTCCTTCGGGATAGTACCTGAATTAACAATAGACATATTTTAACTCCTATATCCTTAAGAAATACCGATGTTGAGGTTTTGTTGCGCTTCGGTATGGTTGATGATCAACACTTCGAACACTGGATTGCCGGTGTAGTCGAGAGTTGCTCGTCTTGCAGGCCCTAGGATGAGAAGTTGGTTCGAAGCATCTGCTGCAGGCAAGTCAGATGTAGCATCTAACTGTACAGTAGATTTACCAGTAGCAGTATCAACACCAGCTCCGTACAGTACAGCGTTTAAGCCTACAGACGCAGCAGCAGTGATAGCAGCACTAGCTTGGATTTCAAAAACAACATCTGGGTCATCACAAACAGATACTACAACTTCCGTAGAAGCAGGTACGTAGTTTTTAGACAAATCAGAAGCAATAGGTTCAATACCTACGATAACACCAGTTAAAGGCAAACCGTCACCAATAACAGATGCAGCAGCAGGTGTAACTTCGTGTAAAGTACCAATATCATAAGAAGACATTGCAGACCTTACAACAGCAGTGTTCATATCACCAGTTTTGAGTACAGGGGAACCAATACCGCAAGCATCTGAGTTAGATGAAGAAATGTAGTACTTCTTCACAGACCCGCTCATCGGTTTTCCACCTTGCATTCTAACTGGACGTAATCCGAAACCAGCCATATTTTATTTCCTCGTAATTAATAATTAAAGTGGGTTATATTCAACATCCTGAGTAAAGCTTGAATCTTTAAACCCAGGTTCTTGTTTTTTCTTGTGGCGCATTTCTAGTTCGTTAGCAGCTTGCGCTTTCTCTCTTTTAGCTTGTTCCCATAGCTCTAAAGGACATTCAACTAAAATGAGCTTGCTAGTGCCTTTTGTAACAACTAAGAAGTCGCCTTCTCTCAAGTGCCCATCTGCGGCAGTACCATCGCCTATGTGCTGTAATAAGTTCTTATATTCAGGGTCTAAAAGTGATACTGGACGATATCCTAGAGATCTAATTCTAGCCATATCTTCTCCCTGATATTTCACAAACCTATGATGTCTATTAGCAGGTAAGACTCCTTCAGGGATATACAATAACCCTCTCTGGTAGTCTGTGCGTCTAGACCGTACATCTAATCTATCATCCTTCTTCTCAGGAGCTTTAGCTGTAGTAGACTTATTTATATTGTTGTCACTTGTTGTCATATGTTTGTGCCTCTATTAAATAGCGTTTAGCTGTTTTAACTCTTCGATATACTTGTTGATGCCTTCAGCTGGGTTCTCTTTGTAGCCTTTGACACCATATTTAGGATCTGTCATCTGTTTAACCACTTGCTTTTGGAAGTCGGACAGCTTATTCCACTCAGGATGAGGAGCTTTAGCTGTAGGTTTTCCTGTGCCTTGGGTTCTAATTGCGCTTGAAACTGCCGTAGGACTTGGCGTTTCTCGGTTATTATTAGTCATATAATCCTTCCTCTTCTCCTGTACACGCTTCTCCACATATGCAACAACCTCGTCGATTGGAGCATTTGGGTTAGCTTTAGCGTAATAAGCGTCAGCAGCCTTAGCGATAGCTTGTAATTCAAACTCATCAGCTGTCTGAGGGTTATTAAACCAAGGATTAGAGTTCAGAAATCTTTGTACTTCAGGGTGGTCTAATGGGTTCTTAGGTTGCTCAGAGATAGGCTTTAAGTCTTGCAACTCTTGTGTAGCTCTATCGTAAGCTTCGAAGTCCCCTCTCATCCTAGCAGCTTTCTGCTCAGCTTCGATTTCCTTTCTAGCCTTTTCATACATAAGCTTTTCCATATACTTAGTATGTTCCATGACCATCTCTGTAGTCTTACGTTGCTCGTCTAAGTCGTGCTTTAAGTTCTTAATTTGCTTTAAGAATGTGCCTCGACCTAAATAAGTGTGCGCATCTACCCAATCGTCTTCAGGACCTGAATATTCTTCCTTAGGTCTCCAACCTTGTTCCATAGCTTTGATTTCTTCATCGCTATACTGTGGTTGTTCTAAGACCTCACCTGTAGGTTCTACACTTGCTTCCGCTAACGGAGCACTTTGTGTTTCATCTATAGGAGCAATATTACCGGCCATCTCTTCTAATGACATATTTACCTCTACTCTTTGAATGATTCTGTTCTCAGTTAAACTTCGAACTCTATATCCATACCGTCTAAATCTCCCTCTTGAACAATAGCTCTACAGTGCTCATCGTAGATAAGCCTGATATTATTGTCTTTAGATGAAGGGATCCTGTCTCCAGCATAAGCTATAAAGAACACCATATCGCCAACTTTTGGCTTTACAGTCCTGTCTCTAAAAGCTTCTTCCCCTAAAGAAATAACTTTCCCTACGTTCAATCCCATTTGTTCCCTATTTATCGTACTGTCATCTAAGATGATTCCACCTTTAGACTTCTTCGATAACTTTGGAACTTCCACTAACATGTGCGTACCCAGTGCTATAGGCATAATTAAACCTCTGTGCTTCTTACAAAAAGTTTATGTTCTTCCAGCAAACTCTCTAGCTCTTTACTGTCGAGTATTTGCTGTAACGTTCTTAGCGCTCCGCTATAGTGGTTAATTCTCCTATCAAGATACGGATCTTGAATATTGTCACTGTCTAGTAGTACCAGTTGTACTATGTCTTCTTTAGCTAGTCTGAGACCCTCTAAAACTGTCCTAGTGGCATAGTCGTTAAGCCACCTATGGAGAGTTTCACTATTCAGAGGTTCCAGATGTTTGCTGTTGTTGTTTTGCTGCATTGGCCGCTACCTTACTTTCTACTTCTTTAGCGTAACTGGTAGAGTCTACAACTTTAATCATGTTATCTACTCTAGCTTGGTATTGGTCTAATTGAGATCCAGCTTCGATAGCCTCAGCATCAGCGATAGACTTAATAGCCCCAGCTTCAGCTTTTAGACGTTCGATACGGACCCGTTCAGCTTCTAGTTGTAATTTACGTTCTTCTATTTGCGTCTTAGCGGCCTTATCTGCTAACTCGGACTGTACCTTAATAGCTTCAAGGTCGGGGCCTTGTTGAGGAGGTGCTAAGAATCTTTCTGGCTCAGTGAATCCTTGAGCTATCATCACTTCCTTGATTACTTCCTGCATATTGAACAGTGGTGCTGCAGTTACTGCCATATTCATCAAACCTTGAGCTTTAAGCGCTCTTTGTAGTTCAGTTGACGAGTTTTGGTCAGCTACAGGCACTATGTCAGCTGAGTAGTAGTCAAAGTCTGCTACCTGGTCGAAACCTTGAGCAAATACTTCAGCTAGTTCAGGTTCAGACAGATCTAACACGTTAGCGTAGTCCTGAGGGTCGATGTACTTAGCGTACAGCTTGTATATATGCCCTAATTCTTTCTTGAGCCCAGCGAATATACGTCTTTGGATAGCCAGATAGACTGTCATACCTTGTTGTATAGACTGAGCTAAGGTGTTAGGTGATGTATTTTGAGTCTCTACATTACCTGTCATGACCTCAGTAGTTGAGGTAAGTTCTCTAGTAGCGTTAATAATCATCCCTAACAGTTGAAACAGTACTGTAGACGGTTCTTTATAGTTAAGTGGGACAATTTCCTCAGAAATCTTTCTACCACCTGAAGCTTCGGCTGTTACCCATTCACCAGGTGCCATCTTCAAGTTTTCTTTACGGATTCTTAAGCCTTTACCTATAAAGCCACATTGAGTGTTAGCTAAGGTACCAGCATCTACTAATTGGTTCAAAATCGTGTTAGCTGCATCGTTTAGAGACAGTAATAACGTACCGAAACCGTTAGAGTAGAAAGATCCGTCTGGGTTAGGTAAGAAGTGGTAATCTGTGAAGTAATGTTTCTTATTAATCCTAACTACTTGATCTTTTTTGTTTAAGATTACGTCTTGAGCTTCATAGTTAGCTGTAATACGTAAAATTGAGTTAGAATCTATGTGCATCAGCACTATATAAGGTTCTTTGTACCCATCGTCGTCTAGATCTAACCAGCAATGCTGCTCTATGAGCTCGATTTCAATTTCATTGTAGTTATCTTCAGGTTTCAGGATAACTGGGTCTAAATCTGTGTAGAACCCTGCTCTGATGCCCTGTACGACGTCATTTTCAGATAAAGCAACCCGATGACTGATTCTCGGAGCTTCCTCTAGGCAACTAATAGCATTGTTTACTATCAGGTCCCTGTAATTTAAGAGCTTGCTCTCTATTTGCCCAGTTAACGGGTTGTAACACGACTTAGTGAACGCTGTCCCGATAGCAGATACTACATGTAGTAGTTTATCGTGCTCGTTCCACCAAATAGGAGACTCATCCATTAGCTTATAGTTCAAATATTCAGCTACTCGGCGTCCTTTACGAGATTTAGCACCTGTAAGATCCCTACCTACAGCTCTATGTTTAACGATATCACCGTTACGAGCGAATTCTGGCAATGTCCTAGCACCAAATTGGATAATAGCCATGGTCAAGAGAGGATACTTGATGTTTGAGGCGTTAGGCCACGGCCAGTGTTTCTGCTCTTTAGGGAGATTAGCTAACTTCATGATTTGATCGGCATTATCTACCCATTCTTGCATGCTAGCTTTGTCCATGTCGAACCCAGAGATAACCTCGTGGCTCACATATGCTAATTTTTCGTCAGATAGCTCAGGTGCAATATTAGGTAAAGAGATGTATCTCTGAAGTTGCTTTAAGCTCATTTAATATCCTGTAGTACTATTTCTAGTAAAATCTTCGAAGCTGGAATGTCTACTACTACTAGACCACATTTCGTCTTCCAGATCAGGTTGAAGTCTAGATACGTCAACACCAGTCATTATCAGGTATCTCCAAGCATCCATAGCGTGGTCATTAGACTTAACTATCTTGCCGTTCTTGTCATACCTGTACGTTCTAAATTCTTTGATAAGGTTCTGGCAGTTACCAAACACTTTTAATCGCCCAGATGCTAATCTTTCGTAGACAGCTCTAATACCGATATCTACAGAGTTGTCAGCTAGATATAGATCTAGGTCCTCGTCCCTATATGCATCTAGCAGGGCGTAGCCATCTTTCTGCTTACCGGCACCTGCTGCTGATGGGTCTATAATCCCTGGAATCCATTTTTTAGACTTCTTACGTAGATTTCCTGCGTGGAAACCTGGAGATTCTTTCTCGGCGTAATATTCGTCGTATATGTACCAAATATCAGTCTGAGGGTCATATGCTCCAAAAACTGCCGCTGTGACTCTCCAACCTACGTCTAACCCGTAAGCTCTAGGCCAATTTGGGTGTAATTCAATGGGGGCTATTATAAAGTCACTTTCAGGTACTGGGTAAACCTTACCTTCACCGACCGTAGGTATCCCTCTAAGACGCGCTTCGCGCTCATGTGGTAAAATACCCGCCATGTACTCAGCCTTCGTGGCTTCAGACAAGTGGGGGATATCATCCCATTCCACCCGCTGTACATACTTCCCCACCCTTTCCATATACTCCCTGTTAGGGAACATACCGTCGTTTAAGAACTTCATTACTACGTTTGAAAACCCGTGTAGTGGGGTAAACGTGCAATATAGAATCCCATCTGTTGTAGCTAGACGCATTAAGCTTTCTAGATAGATATCTTCTGGGGGCTCCTCGTCAAACCAGATGACGTCTTGCGCAGTTCCCATATAGGCGTCCATGCCTTCTTCGTACGACTTGAAGATTAGATGGGAATTATATCCTGAGGCATGCTTTACCCAAACGTCTAGGATGCCCTTAGGTACGCCAGGTTTGGTAGACACATCCACTATAAGGTCTTTAGGTAAAAGCCCCGTACCGAGCTCCCCATAGCCTCCTAGAAGCTCTTCCTGCAAGGTATCTCGGACACGTCCGTTATTGACACCGCAGGCCCACATATTTACAGGAGATTCGAACCTTCTACCTTCCCACCAGTCTGGATATACTCCAGTTAGGTGATATACAGCTTCACAGGTCCCACCGAAGGTTTTACCTACTCGGTTTCCTCCCATCAGAGCTCTCTGTCTGAACTTCGAGCCTGCTTTAAAGAAATCTAGTTGCTTAGCGTACTTGTGCCTAGCATACTGCCCTTCTTCTGGGTATACGTGAGCTATCTTGTTATAGTTTACCCTGTCTGACAGCTCTGATAATGAACTCAGAAGGTCCATCTTCTCCTGTCTAGACATAGTAGAAAAGTCCACAGAGGCTAACTGTTCAACTGTTAGCATTTTGACTACTCTTTATCGCTACTAGCTAGTTTTAAATCTGGTTTTAACCCTAGAAGTTGTTTAATCTGCTGCTTAATGGTACTCTCGAGCTCTTTGTCAGACATATGCTTAGTTTTGTCTGTAATCTCGAGCTGAGTCTTACGTGTATCGCCCCAATCCGCTGAGAACTGAGTCACTAGCGTACGAATTAGTAGGTCCTTCTTAGCTGTCGTACATTTTTCATCGACTCCGGACAGAACAGCATGGACCATGTCCTCATAATAAGCTTGTCTGAAGTCCATTCTCATCTCCCAAGCCTCTGTAAAGTCAGGATTTTGTGGATCGTTTGCCCAATTCTGTAAGGTTTTTCGTGATACGCCAAATTCTTTGGCTACCTGAGCATCCGTTTTGCCTAATTTTGCTAGTTCTATCAACCGCTTAGGCATCTCAGCAGTATACTTTGAAGGTCTACCGCCTAAATTTTTAGTTTTCTCGTCTGTCATTAAGCTTTAAACTCTAGCTGGGGGGTAAGGTTATCACTACCTAAGAGCCCCTTTTACTGTAAGATAAACCTGCTGATACGTGAATCTACCCACTTTACTGCTACAACTGCCCTCTCTGTATATCTAGGAGGTAACACTTATCAGTTATTAACTGAGCGATATTAACCTGCCGAAGCGTGCAGTTAAACCCTATTAATTTAAGGTGTCCAGTTTAGAGGGATGACTATGTGTGCGTATATAAAAAACACCGCTTTTGACCCTCCCCACCCCCTAGTTAAGTCAGGCAGTAAGGGTCTATCACATTTACACTCAAAAGTCAAGTTATATGAGCGTGCAGATACATATATAGGTGCATATAAGAGTATAGTAACATATGTGTATAGTAATGTCAATAGGTATATACACTGTGCACTATTTATTTTACAGTTGACAAAGAGGGGGAGGTGTGCATGGTATTACGCCAGTAAACGTATGGTATTACGGAGGTATAGTATGGGTATGTTGCGTAGTTACTAGTCATATGGTATATTCCATCTATAGGTCTGGCAATAACCGTGTGATAACAGATAATAACCGTAAGGTTACTCGGTAATAACTAAGGGGGGTATGCGATGTATAAGTATGCAGTAATAGACAGATTGAACGGCCAAGTTAACTTAGAGACTAACGACTTACATGAGGCATATGCACGCCTTCAAGAGTTAGACTTAGTAATAGAACCTGGCAGGTTTGCTATCGTAGATCTGACTAAGATGTCTATCGATGAGGTATTGCTCAGTCAAATTTAGTGATGCCAGACGAACAACCATCCGTTCCATGCCATATGCGGCCCTTAGAGTCGACTTCGACCTTACCCTTTAGGTTAGGGGTAGGGAAATGACGATCGAGGCGTGTATCGCAAATGGTGCAGTTCTGTGAGGTGCTATCGGAAGCCTTGACTAGGCGTTGTTCATCGGTATTGCATTTAGGACATGTGTAGTTGTAGAATGGCATTTATACACCTATATATTACTTGACAGTCTTACAGAAATATGATACCCTAAACCCATAGGTTGCCCGGTTGGGCTTCTTAGTTAACTATATAGTTAGTGGCATTTAGTGGGTGGTTTCTTAGGGGCCATAAAGGGGTCATCGCTACCATTGTCTAGTGAGTTGATCAGTGCTTTAAGCTCTTCAGTTCTTTTCTTAGACTTAATATTAGACACTATTGTACTGATGATGTACAAAACTCCGAAAGCTGTTATATACCCTACGAATACACCGCTTGAAATCGCAATAAAATCAATCATTTGCTTGCCCCTTTAATCTTCTCACCGCAAAGCACTTATGCTCGGTCCCTTACCTTGTAAGGCTGAGGACGTTATTTAGTTACCTGTTTAATTTTCTCTACTGTACGTAGCCCACCTAAACCTAATAACCCACCTAATACATATAATAACGCGTCCATATCAAATCTAGGTATTTGTGATACATCTACACCTGATACGCTAGCAATAGATATGAGTAATGGCACGATTAAAAAGTGGTAAGCGAATGCTGTTCCACATACCCATCCAATAAAAGGCCTCCAACGACTCACAAACGGGTCTTGGCTCTCAGCCTCATTCTTATTGACCTCTAATTGACCTACAAGCAAGTCTAGCTCACCCTTAGCGGCCAATAGCGCCAATTCTTGTTTAGCCTTTTCAGATGCCGTCTTATCTGGCAGCAGCCTATCTAATAGATTACCTATAATTGGTAGGAATGCAGTTACACTCATCTACTATCTCCAATATCACCCCATTGTGACTAATACTATACACCTAAGCTATAGGACTGTCAAGCCTAACTTCGTTAGGGACCAGAGCCAATGTATAACTGTTTGATATTATTAGTAAACTATAATGCTTGATCTGAATTACCGCTATGCTATTCTATAACCATAGGCAGAGAGCATTAAGAGGTAAATTGTATGAAGATCCACAACGTATTACGCAAGTTAATTTTTAAAGGTAACAACTTAAAGAGAGATGATTTACAAGGAACTAAGTTCACCGAAAAAGTACCTGACTTACGAGGAGCTAACTTGGCAGTAGCTGATTTTACAGGGATAGAGGCTAATTTACAAAAAGGAGTCGATTTACGAGGAGCTGATTTAAAAGGTGCTAATTTATACGAAGAGGAAGATTAAAGTGTATGCCTTTAGATGTAACATATACAACAGAAGAGCGAATGAAGATTCTAACTATAATGTTCGATAAATATGTGAAGAAATATGGTTTAGGTAAGCATAAATTAAAATTCAAGGATTTTAATGGGACATTAGGGATGTATGATTATAATAAACTAATAGTGTATATATCTAATGAGGTAGTTGAAGATTATGCTTTCATAGAGGCTGTAGAGACATTGAAACACGAGATATGTCACGCCTTAGCGTGTAGAGATGACAGGTATATGAGCGGGCACGGGGAAACCTTTAGAAAGTACTGTAAGGAATTTAAGATTTGGGAAAGACCATACAGTAAGCACTGTATATTTAGAATAAGAATGAGTGGCTATAGAAAACATATGTTAAAATATAACGGCTTCGAAGGCTGTAATTTCAGGATATATTATTAGTTGTATTTTGTAGCTAAATCAGTTATATTAAAGATATAGCGGTCCCTGCTTATCGATGATAAGTAGGCAAGTGAGAGGTAATCAGTGTATGAGTAAGCAAGAAATGCAAAGAAAGAAACACCAGATACGTGGATACGATCGTTCGATAGAGGACCAATTAAAAATAGATAGGGATATTGCTGAAGATAAGGCCATGGTAGCTTTATTAATAGTAGCTTTCATAGCTTCAATACCGATGGCTTTAAGTCTTATAGGTATCCTGCCGTAAGGTAGGACATAGGAGTAATTTAACATGAGAGCACCTAACTATAAACAGAAACTTGAACAAATTCAAAGAACCCTAGCTTCAGTAGATAAGGAATACTGCCAAGCTAGAGACGAAGGGGACGACTATATAGCAGTAAACTTAACACCTCAAGAGAGGCGTGCAGTTGAGCTGGCTGGCTATAAAGTCACGGTTGGAGTACATTGCGATTTTATTTATACTTAAGGTACTGTAACTATGATCCACATCAGTTGTTTATATTATTGTACAGAATGTAAGTACACTACTGAGATTCCTATAACGGTGCAATGTATAGAGTACGATGGGGTACTGACATACTGTGAACATTGTGAAAAATACCAAACTATCAAGAACTTAGGAGAGGATCTCAATAATAAGCAGGAAGCTCTAGAAAGAAATGCTATACTATATAAAGAAGTTATGGTACATTTAAACAATACAGATAGGTTTCTTAAGAAGTTTTAAAAAGAGATAAAGGTCCCTGCTTATCGATGATAAGTAGGCAAGTAAGTGAGGTATGTATGTCAAGTAAATACACTAAATACGATCAATATGTAGTTACAGCGTTTGGTTTGTTCGGAGATTTGAGAGTATCTAAGGATGTATATGCTTCACTATTTGAAAAGAAATTACACCCAAATAATGACAACGCATTTAAATCAGCTAAAGATAAATCTGTTGCTGCTATCACAAACAAATGCCCCAAGGCTACTAAAGAGCAAGTAGATAGTATGGCAGGTGTGGTATTACACTTAGCGTCACAATGCAAGTATGCACACTAATATTAAAAATGGTGAGGAGATTACACTATGTCTAAAAACGTTTCTTATATAACAGCTAGCACAGCTGCTTACCTAGCTGATGATTATATTCTGACTATTAAAGATAGGTTACCGTATTTTTATGGGTTAATTAGAGAGCATGCTGAAAACGGTGTGTATAGTTGCGTATATGATATAACAAACCCAGCAGACTTTGGAGATATGCCTCCAGATGTTGAACAGCAATTAAAGGATTATGGTTTTGAAATTACACGTTTCGATACTCAAGGTTTCATACTAATCTCGTGGGAACATGAATCCGGATTACAAAGAGGTAAATAATATGTTAAATTTACAAGATTGGGAACTAGTAGATGTCTACGAAGTCTTAAACTTACATCATATAAAGAAAAAAGAAGAAGTACATAAACTCCTAGAGTCAGGGATAATAACCTCAGATGAAGCGAAAGGAGTAATCGACAGAAGTCTCTCTTTAACTAATAAATTTTATTATGAGCTGCAAAAGAGGATGGAAAAATGTTAGATAAAGATTTAGCACCTACTAGGATAAGCGCTAAGTATATAGGTGGGGATAAAGAGTCCTTTATAAAAGTTATTTGTGACGCTAAACGTAGAGGACATACTTCGGTTTGGTTTAGAAAAGCTCCATTCTTCGGAAAATGGGATTTAGACTCATTCCAAGGGGCTTGTTTTATACAAGATAACTTAGAGGGCCTAAGAGAACTAGGATATAAGATAGATGATAGTGAGGCAAATTCAGTTTTTAAAGCATATTTTGTCTCTTGGGGAGACAGGAAAAACACTTACTAATTATTAAATGCGGAGTCTGTAAAAATGTTAAGTTACAACAAATTCTTAGAAGCAGTAGATAAGTACAAACAGGTCGACATCGAAGGCTTAATTAAAAATAGAGTACTTACAGTAGTAGACTACTCGATACCTAGTTACCATCGCAGGATGTTCCTATTCGATATGAGTAAATTCAACGGTCTACATATGCCCACACCGCCTGAAGGGATAGATATCATGGGTTACTTAGTAGCTCACGGTAAGAACTCAGGAGGCACAGTACCTCACAGCTTTTCTAACAAAATAGGTAGCCTCCAGTCCTCATTAGGCGCTATACTTACACAGGGCACATATGTGGGGAAGTACGGCAGGTCCTTAAAACTTAAAGGCTTAGAGAAAGGGATTAACGATAATATAGGTGTACGTACTGTAGTAGTGCACGGTTCTAAATATGTGTCAGACGACTACGCTAAAGAGCACGGATCTATAGGTAGATCTTGGGGTTGTCTAGCTGTAGACTTTAAACATAAAGATCTGCTTATAGACACTATTAAAGGTGGCTCACTGATAGTTTCGCTTAGGTAGGTTAAGCTGAGGTTAATATGCCCGATAAAACTGATTTATGCTTGTCTAAAAGTGGAAATGGAGAGGTAAGTAAGGGAGGTCTCTATACTTTCCACTTCACTGCATTTGGTTCTGGAGCTACAAGACCTGATGCTTTAAATGAACTAGTCACTCAAGTATTACGAGCTGTAGTACTATCAAACATTAAACCTAAAAAGTTTATTATCAGGCAAGGGCCTACAGAACTACCAGATCAAGGGCATGAATACCAATATAAATGTAAATTTAGTCTGTCTGAAGATGTGAATTACAGTCATGATTATTAAACTGGTAATGACCATTTGGTTAATGCTTTGCGGGTTATTATTTATGTTAGGTCTACTGATACCTTTCAGTATATTCTTACCGATGTTTATGGGTTAAGTTGGGAGTAGATCTGTGAGTAAAAAGACTTACACGATTAAATGGTTGAGTGATATACACCTAAACTTCTATAGAGAGAAAGAAGAACGCATAGATCTATATAAAAGCATAAACAGAGGTAGCTTTGACTCAATAGTAATAACTGGTGATATAGCAGAGTCTGAGACATTACACGAAATACTGTTAGAGCTAAGTGAAAATATCACCAAGGATGTATACTTCGTCTTAGGGAATCACGATTTCTATGGTGGAAGTGTAGACAGTTCAAGCACGATAGCTGAGGAGTTCTCCTTATTTGTAGATGAGCGGATCTGCTACTTACCAGAACACAGTTATGTTGCTTTAAACAAGGGATTAGGTCTCTGTTTAGTGGGTGAGAATGGTTGGGCAGACGGTAGGAACGGCAGTGGGATAGATTCTTACGTCAGCTTAAACGACCAATACTACATAGAGGATCTAAAGGAGGCTTACGGTAATGGTTATAGATCTGAACTGTTTCGTAAAATGCAACAGTTGGCGGATTGGGATGCTGATTCGTTAAATAATAAGCTGATGAGTCTACCTAAGTGGTGTACTAAATTAATAGTAGCTACACATATACCCCCTTTCACTGAAACTTCCCGATATCGTGGGAAACCATCCAGCCCCGACTTTTTACCGTTTTATTCTAGCCAAATATTAGGGAACACAATCAAAGCTTTTGCTGAAAAACACCCACACATTCAAATACTTAGCATTTCAGGGCATACACACGGTGGCGGTAAAGCGCAAATATTACCAAATCTAGTTGCTAAAACACACAATTCAGATTACTATAATCTTAAAGCTAAACTTCTTAGATTTAAGAGCGACGACGAGGAGTGAGGTATGGATAGGTTTTACAGATTCATGATAGGCGTAGCCTTCACGTTTTTACTGTTTAGTATACTTGTACGTGCAGCACATTCTGACGGAGAAAGTACCTTCGAGAATCAAAAGAATGAATATACAATAGATGGTCAATTAGAACCTAAAGACGTTATAGCTATCCAGCAATTAAAAGAGAGGGGTACCATTAAAATAAGCAGTATAGGAGGAGATGCTGGCTTAGCCGACCTGATATTAAAGGAAGTGATTGACAAGAAGCTTAACACAGTATGCTTAGATCTCTGTGCAAGTGCTGGGGCGGTAATATTTCTAGCTGGGGCCTCACATTTTGGTCAACAAGTTGGAGCCGATCTGATATTTCACGCACCTGGTATAGACTTACCAGATGGCAGTAGAATGTTAGCTCCCAAAGCCTATATAGACCACTGGAAAGAAACTTACGTATATCTAGGGGTAGATAAGTTAATGAGTGAAACACAGTGGGACGCGATGTGGTCAAGAGCTGAAGTTGTCATAGAGATTCCAATTAAATAGTTAAGGAGCGAAAAGAAAATGACTGGTATAGTAGTAGATATTTACAAAAACGAGATATTCGTATTCGCAGATGGTAGGGTAACTAATGACGACTACGTGTTCACAGATAAAGACGATAAGATCCATAAGCTCGGAGAAAGGGACATCATTACCATGACTGGCGGTTGTGAGATTATAGACCAAGCTATAGAGCTAATTAGGGACGGGAATCTAAGTATAGAGTCTGTTAAAGAGATTACAGGGAGCGGTATTATTATCTATGTTACAGACGAGCTTATACACGAATGGACAATAGACAACGTTAAAGACACTAAAGACTCCCCTAGCAATAATGGGACAGCTACCTATAAACATAAGGTTCTACCTTTATTCTTCGGCTCAGGGACTGAAGCGTTAGCTGGCGCCTATGAGTTAGCTCAACCTAGAAAAGCTAAGAACTCTAAAGACTACCAGAAATCCATGGAGAGCATTTTCCTAGCTGCAAGTAAAAGAGTGTCCAGTATGGGCCCTCTGCACCAAACTGAAAGCTTTAAACTGCCTAAAAGAAAAAAATAAACCATGAAGATTTATAATATACAAGGTGAATTAATTTTTGATGGGGACGATTTACGAGGAACTAACCTACAAAAAGCTAATTTAAAAGAAGCTAATCTACAAAAAGCTGATTTACGAGGAGCTGATTTAGAAGGAGCTAATTTAAAAAGTGTTAATTTAAAGGATGCTAATTTAGAAGGAGCTAATTTACAAAAGGCTTATTTAAGGAAAGCTAATTTAAAATACGCGAATTTAAAAGGAGCTAATTTAAAAGGAGCTTATTTAGGTAGAGTTAATTTTAGAGAAGCTGATTTAGAGAAAGCTAATTTAAGATTGGCTGTTTTAGAATGCGCTAATTTATTTAAAGCTAATTTAAAAAGTGTTAATTTAAAGGATGCTAATTTAAAGAGAGCTGATCTAACAGATGCTAATTTAGAAGGGGCTGATTTAGAGAAAGCTAATTTAGAATACGCTAATTTAGAATATCTCAAAGGTAAAAGGATTCTAACATTCACAGCAGGTAAGCACTTTGCGTATTATTGCGACGGTTATATTGAAATAGGTCGCAAGAGAAATACTGTAGATACATGGTTAGGGACTTATAAGGATATGGGTGAAGATCGTGGTTACTCTAAAGAAGAAATAGAACTATATGGTAACTTCATTAAAATGTGTGCTAAGATAAATAAGTAAGTTAAATAAAGAGAGGTAAAAAGTATGAAAGAGCAAGGCAACACAATAGCCGATTTAATTTTAAAGTTAGGAAAAGCCATTAAAAATAGAACTGACGAACTAGCAGAAGAAGTCAATAAAGCCTTATCTACACATCCTCACTCAAGAAAAGATTTATCAGAGGAAATAGAGTTATATATAAATCTCCTTGCAATATGTGAAAAGGTAAATAAGAAGGTTAAAAGTAATGAGCAGTAAACATGTGGCTCTAACTGAACAGGTGAAGCTGAGACTTAAAGAGCTCAGAGCTCAAGGTTTAAGCCTACATAAAATTGCAAAAGAGACAGGCGTAGCCTATAATATCGTTACTAGAGAGCTCATGACGCCGAAAGGTGTAGGGTTCTTAACTGATCTTTCAACAGAACTAGGTGGCAACCCGTACAGGTTATCGAGGAGAGGGGCATACAATGAGTAGTAACGGTGAAATACAACACAAACACATAATGATCAGAGCTGAGTGTAAGAGAGCCCCTCACGACACTCCAGAAGGGAAGATGGACCTTAACACATCGCTCTCTCAGCTGATCCAATCTATCGGTATGAAGATATGTCTACCAGCTAGATGTATATACATAGATGTAGAAGATAATGAAGGATATACTGGGAACATAGGTCTTTCGACATCGCACGCAGCATACCATTGGTGGGATACTCCAGATCCAGCCCTGTTAGTCAACAAAGGTGCTAGCTTAGTCCAATTCGATTTATATACATGTGGGTGTTTAGAGGCGGACGGAGTGTTGAAGTGCTTACAGTGGATAGATAGATGGGGTATATTGACAGTTGAAGTAGCTTATTTAGATAGGGCACACACTTTAGCTGATATAAGGACATATTATGAGTCTGGAGACGTCGTCGATTTACAGAGAGTAGTTAAATGTCTGAATCTTTAATGGGTGAGCCGCTAAGTGAAGAGTCTTTAACTGAAGCACTAGAGAAGATATTACTGTCTGCTAAGCTTGAAGGCTTCACTGGAAGAGAGTTAGAAAGTATGCGTTTAGCAGATAAGAATTCTTTTAGGTATATGGTTTACGAAAAACTTTCAAAGGGAGGACGATAAAATAAAGTATCTTTTACATTTAAATCAAATACTTATAGGAGGGTAAAAGAAATGGTAATAGAAATGAAAGCTAAAGGAGAAGATCAGAATATTCAGCTTATTGTAGAAGTTGACGAGCATTGCCATAGAAACGATATACTCAAAGTATTTATAGCTTTCTTGGAAGCTATGACGTACCACACAACAGATATAAAAGAGGAATTATTGTGATGAGTATATATGTTACAGTTAAGGTACAGAAAAAAGAACAAGGAGGCGCACTCCAAGATTTAAAAACTTTGTACACTTTGTTAATCGACGGGACGACTCGAGAAGAGTATGACAAGAGGATTTCTGATTTGACGGCACATCTGAGGAAGTTCTTAGAGCAGTCAGGTAACGTAGATTTTGACACACAGAGCATTGAACATAGTAGCGAGCCTTTTGGTTTTTGAGGAAATATAATTAAGGTAGGGGTGAAATTATGTGTAATAGTATAACTACAGTAGCAGATCTTTACACTGCGTTGAGGGACGTGTTGTTGGAAAGCCCTACTAAGCAAGTAGGTTTAAGTTTTACTTATAAAAACGGACATAATGTTAGTTACGTATTAAATATAACTAGGGATTCGAGAGGAAATTTAATATTAAACCACGAAGATCATTCACACACTAGAGACTTGAGGTAAATAATTATGGTAGATATTAATTGGGACGTAGTCCAAGCATTTTTCGTGATTGTAGCAATTATGGGTGTAATGTTCTTAGTGGGAAATTCGATCAGAAAAGACGATTAGTTCCCTAAGGATTAGGGGACCCTTTAGTTCCCCCTCAGCTTATCTTTTAATTTGTCTACACGGGCGTTAAGCCTGCTCAAATCTTTAAGGTTGTCCTTGCGCTGAGTCTCAAGGGCAATCTTAACAGCCGCCTTAAAAGTATCAAAAGCGTGCACATCTAACGCATTAACAGCCTCTTCAGCTTTAGCTCGGAGCCTATCTATCTCAACTAGGAGCTTATGCTCAACATTGTCTATCTTACCTGACAGTATTTTATCTCCAGGTATGTGAGAGTTCTCGTGGAAGGACAAACTCAACTCTAACTGCTTAATGTCATGTTTAAGTTCATTATACATCTGAGCATCTTTACTGCTAACTGCATCAGACATAGCTTCAAGCTTTAAGTTAAGCTCTTCTATCTCTTTGTTTTTAATAGATAATTCTTCTTCTAAACTAGCGAGCTTTCTCTCTAGCTTAACAAATCGTTCAGTTACTGCGTCTAATTTCATCGGAAATTCACTCTAATTATAAGTTTTCCACAAGTGTAAAATAGCTTCATTTCTTTCGACTCTTATTAATGCTACCAACATTGTATTATGATATACCCAGGCCCACCGCGCCCACCGGCCCCTGCGACAGAAGATGATCCGTTAGTGGCCCCACCGCCGCCTCCTCCACAGCCCCGAGCTCCGTCTCCACCTTTACCTCCGGTTGCAGCTGACGTGTTAGCAGTCCCACCGTTCCCACCATAACCAAATAGCTCTTGAGGGTTGTCTGAAACTAAATCCCCAAATAGAATCCCATCTGTTCCAGCTGTACCTGCAGTACTAGATTGAGTAGTTGAAGGGAAAGCTCCACCGCCACCTGTCATAATCCCACCTGCTGATACGGTAGTTCCAGCGTTGACGCCACCACCACCAGCACCACCATTTGTAGGTTTACAACCCAGAGTAGTATTACTTCCAGCAGCACCAGATCCTCCGCTAGCTCCAGCCCCACCTGCAATGAAAAGACAAGGGATGGTGTTAAATACCCAACCGCTAGACGTATTAGCGACAGCTTCTGCTGCCCCGGCCGTAGTACCTGCTGTAGCTCCAGAACCTGCTGCTCCGCCTGTAGCGGCAGTAGATCCTGAGCGAATTATTATCTCGGCTGATGCTGTAGCTGTAGGAGACACTAAAATCCTAGACATAGATCCGTTAGTTCCAGCTGTAGCTGCAGCACCGCCCTGTACTTGCCCAGTACCACCAGTCCCGCCGCAGCCAGGTTGGACATATAAATAGCTAGGTAGTAACATAGCAGGGCATATTGCAGAACTTATAGCTCCAGAACCACCACCTCTACCTCCACCGCCAGCTGTAGCAGCAGCAGATGCACCGCCACCACCGCCTCCGGCACCACCACCTACGCATATCATCTGTATCATTTTAGCTGTGGGAGGTATTCTGAAGTGGTATTCTATGTTAGTGTTTGCAGAAGAGGATATCCCCCCTAGAAACAAGCCTCCCATATCGGATATAGAAGACGCCCTATCGTATGTTTGATACATGATTAATAGTTCCCACCTACAGCACAAACGTCCCAGTTAGTATTTGCAGCAACCGCCGTCACGCCCACATAGATTCTATATGAAGGAGGTAGTTGCATATTCAAAGACACTTCATATCCCATAGCGGGGGCTGTAGCACCAGTATTGACAGCCGTAGCAGGAAGAAGGATTTCTTTAAATAAGACGTTATTAGTGCCTGTACCTACCGTAGCTCCATTATTAATGTATATTCTACCTGCTGCAGCAGACGTGGTAGTAGAGCCTGAAGTAGATCTAGGTTGGAAAACTAGCCTGGTTACAAATGACCCATCTGTAGCGTCAGCAGTAAAGACTAAAACTACGTCAGCGTCTGTACCGTCTGTAGAGCTGTCTGCTGCTGAGACTTTAGCCCAAGATACGTTAGGGACGTTAGTGTATATAGGTGATGTATTAGCTGCCATTATTTATGTACCTTAAAATATTATTATCATGCTGAAAATTGACCGATTACTATAGGGTACGCTAGCCCTATATCAAAACCGCCTGCGGCTGGTGTAGTCCAAGACATGTTACCTGATCCGTCAGTTGTAAGTACTTGGTTAGCGTCGCCATCTGTATCAGGTAAAGTCAGAGTTATATTGCCAGCTAAAGACGCTGGGGCAGCTAACGTAATAGCACTGCCTCCATTATCTGTATCTTCAAAAAACCTTACTCTGGAAGATCCTGAAGCTGAGGACCCTAGATCTAAATTGTAAGGGACTGCTATAGTAATATCGCCAGATACGCCATCACCGTTAGTGACAGTCAGTTGGTTAGATGTTACAGACCTTCCTGCAAAAGTGTCAGCAGCAGTTTGAACTAGGATACCGTTTGTATTATAGGCAGCTAGTGCAGTCAATGTAGCATCTAGAGGCTGACCTGACACGGTAGTTAATATTGTTCCAGTCTCAGCTGGTAATGTAACAGTGTAATCTGCCCCTAAAGAGCTAGGTGCGGTTACAGTTACCTTATTAGTACCATTATCTGTATCTTCACTGAAATATAGTGAGGCAGGCCCGGAAGCAGATGCTGCTGTCCACTCAGTCATCCCACTACCAGACGCTGTAATAGTAGTACCTGTTATAGTGAGACCTGACCCTGCTTCTAGCCAAGTTACAGCCCCCGCCGAATCGTCCCAAAACATTATTCTGTCAGCATTGGGGTCAGTCAGAGAAGCTCCAGTACCACCATCTGCTAATGAGACGTCAGTCCCGTTCGAAACATATATAGTCCCAGTTACACCCTGTAAAGTTTGAGTGTAGTTAGAGCTAATAAGTGTAGGAGCTATAACTGTAACGTAGTTAGTGCCGCCTACTACCTCGTGGAAATCCATAGATCTGAAATTACCGATAGTAGCGGAAGCGCTACTACCAACCAGCCCTTGCACAGTCACAGATCCGCCTACAGTTAAAGATGTGGATACTGCGGCATCATCTACGTATAAATTTTTAAATCTTAATAAATTTGAACCTAAATTGTAAGTATCGTCTGTGTCCGGTACTATACTAGCATCTACTGGATCAGACCAGGAGATCCCACCGCTACCAGCAGCCCAAGTCAAATTACCAGAACCATCAGTCTGTAGAAACTGATCAGCATCTCCATCGTTGGCTGGAAGCGTTAAAGTATAGTTAGCTGCCAAAGAGCTAGGTGCTTGAATTGTAACAGTATTTGAGCCGTTGTCTGTATCTTCGTTAAACGTAATACTAGATGGTCCAGTAGCTGACGACCCTAAAATTAAATTGTACGGTATAGAAATGGTAGGGTTACCGCTAACACCGTCACCGTTAGTCACAGTTATTTGGTTAGCTGTACCTGCGATAGTGCGCCCAGTAAACGTGTCAGCAGCAGTCTGTGTAAGTAAGCCGTTAGTGTTATATGAAGCTAGTGCACCTAACGTAGCATCGTAAGCTTGTACGTCAGTACCTATCTTAACACCTAATGTAGTGCGAGCTGTTGCAGCATCGGCATCGTCTACCAGGGAAGCGCCAAATGAACTGACAGTAACTGAAGCTGCCGAGATATCTAATGTACGATCAGCGTCCCCAGTAGTGATGGTTATAGTGCGTTGAGCTGAAAGGTTAGACCCAGGTTTAACTATTAAGTTGTGTGAAGCATCAGTGTCCGCTATAGCAAGCCCAGTATTGTCCAGTGTAATAGAGTCTATGTCAGTATTAGCACCTGACTTAGCAGCACTTAAAGTCGCCCTGCCAGCAGCAGCATCGACATCATCTACTAGCGATCTACCGAATGCAGTGAAGTCGCCTAAAGCAGCAGTCCCTGATCCAGTAAAGTAAGGTACCTTGTCAGCTGCTGATGTAAGACCTGCAAGGGCGGCCAGCTCAGCGTCGTAGGCCTGTACGTCGACCCCAATCTCAAGGTCTAGGTTAGCTCTAGCGTTAGCAGCTGAGGATATGTCAGACAGGTCATTAGTCCCAGACATTAACGTGCCAGATACACTAGGCAGTGTTACAGTGTAATTACTCGCTAAACTGGCAGCCGGCTGTAATAAAACGTAGTTTGAGCCGTTATCCGAATCCTCAAAAAACTTCAGGCTAGACTGAGCAACTGCACTAGAACCTAGCTCTAAGTTGTAAGGTATTGATAATGTTGGATTTCCTGATACACCGTCACCGTTAGTCACAGTAATCTGGTTAGCTGTACCAGTCAGCGTCCTCCCGGCAAACGTATCAGCAGCAGTTTGGACTAGGATACCGTTAGTGTTAAAGGAGGCTAAGGCTGAGAGGGTAGCGTCGTAGGCCTGTACGTCAGTACCTATCGTGAGGCCTAACGTAGTGCGCATAGCGCTCTCAGAAGTGTCGTCCAGTAGTCCTCTAGCCGTAGAGGTCAAAGTCGTCGTGGTGGCCGTCCCAGAGCCTGTGAAGTAGGGTAGAGCGTCAGCCGCTGAAGTAGTGGTAGCTAAGGCAGTGAGCTCAGCGTCTAGAGGTTGATAGCCAGCACCAGCCTCTACAGAATTGTTAACCCACTTACCTGTAGCCGTATCGTACATCACCACTTCACCGTCTTGAGGGTTGGTGATAACCACATCCCCTAAAGCATCGATGCTGTGCTGACCTAAACCATTCTTAGTAACATCAACCATTTACGTATTATTCTTCTAATCAGTTTACAATAAAATAGGTGAGGAGCGACCATATTGCATGGCGTCTAGACGTACTATCGCCTAGAAGAACACTCCCCTTAGAGCCATAATAACACAAATACACAAGTAATGTCAAGCAGTTAGTAGGTGTAGCTGCACAGTTATGTAATATTACCCGAAATTAAACACCTGCTAACTACCACTAACTATATAGTTAACTAAGAAGCCCAACCGGGCAACTGTAGGTTTAGTATAGCATAGAACTATTCAACTGTCAACATAAATATTTTGTTGACTAGTAACTTACTTGAATGTATATTCGAACCAAGGATAGCTGAAGGAGAGAATATGAGCACCCACACGATTAACGTGTACTGCAGGAACTGTTCTATATCTAGTAATAATCTGGACAGTAATACTGAGATATGTAAAAGTTGTACATCAGCCTATGCATATTTCTGCAAGTTCAGAGAATACCAACAAGCTACAGGTAAGAGCTTGCTCGGACCGGAACCTCCAGGTAACCCTTTAGGCTTGAAATGGCCAAATAGTTTTAGACATCAAGATGAAATGAGAGTACAATACTTAAATACTAAGTTCGAATATAAAGGCCACATAAATTACTTCCCCAATCAAAATGAGGACGGTGAATAATTATGGCAATCCAATGGGTAGTGTATAACCACACGAAGGGCTACGAAGATATTAAAGTTTTCAAGAGTGAGCGAAGAGCTAAGAAGTATAGGAGCGACTGGTTAAAGTTAGAAAGTGAAGGACTGAACGAAGGTCAGGTAAGGCACTTGAAAGATAGTCAATTTAAGATTTACCGCTGTATCGTGTTGACTGATAGTCGTAAGGGCAAAAAAGATGAGTAGTATAAAATACCCACCAGAAATTTTCCAAGAGCTGGACAAGTACATTGTCGGGCAGAACGATTGTAAAGAAAGGCTATCAGTATTAGGGTATTTATTTTCATTGAAAGCTGCAATGATGACTCAAGGTAATACGCCTGTAGAGAATTTCCCAAGACTAAACTGTATGATCATAGGTCCTACAGGTAGTGGTAAGACTGAGATGTTGTACAGATTATCTAAGTGCTTAGACGTACCGTACAAGCGTGTAGATTGCACAACCTTAACACCACAAGGGTATAAAGGTATTAACTTGGACGAAGCTATAGATAGCTTTATTGGAGAGCTTAAATTCTTCAAGACACCAGGCATCCTAGTCCTAGATGAGTTCGATAAGCTGGGGATGGGAGGTAGTGGCTCATCTGTAGAAGAATTCAGAGTTCAGACACAGACCAACCTGCTGGACTTACTAGATGGTAGATATTCTGCTGACCCCAAGGCTTCACAGATTGAGTTAGAGTACTTGAACGGAAGCCTAATAGTGTTAGCAGGAGCCATCAACCACTTGTTTGACCCTGAACGAGAAAAAGAAAAATTCTCACCAGGCTTCCTATCTCAACCTATAAAGAACGAGGTAGATATAGATAAGTGGAGAGACTTACTGGTAGAAGAAGGAATCATGCCTGAGATAGTAGGACGCACAGTATCTATATGTAAAACTAATAGGCTTAACACAGAAGAAATATTAAATCTAATATACAGTAAGAGAAACTCTATCATGGAGAGATACTACAACATGTTGCCGTACATAGAGTTTACATACGAAGAAACAAGGCAGATTGCAAATGAGATTAACGATAGTAAGTTCGGTATTAGAGACTTAGAAGGTAAGTTCTTTGCTTTAGTCCAAAGTAAAATCTTAAACTCTACCGACTTAACGTATGTTGCCCCTAAAGTAGAGGAGCTGGAGAACCCATTACTGATAGAGAAACAAAATTCGTTTACAGACGACGAAGATGAATGGGACGACTTAGATACAATAGAAGATTTAATTAACGAAGGTGGAGATATAGATGATAAATAAGTTAAAATATATACTATTGTTATTAGTACTAAGCTCACAAGTAGCGCTAGCTAAAGACTATGAGGTGTGGTTAGGAACACCTGATAAACCTACATCGCTTAACGAAGAACAAACTAACCAAACAATAAGGGTGTTGAGAGAAGCAGATATATCAGATACAGTTACCATCAATATAAACTCAGTAGGAGGAGAAACACTATATGGAGTGCCAATTATAGAAGCTATACGTACAAGCAACGCTGAAGTAGTCACTAGGTGTATAGATGAGTGCCTAAGCTACGGGGCTTTTATTTTAATGGCAGGAGATCACATACTGATTAAGCATGGAGCGATACTAATGTTCCACACATTGCAGTTCCCTTGTGCTACCGGGTATTGCCCAGTCAGTAGGGAGTATGCTAAGAAGTACCCACAAGTACAAAAGGATTTTGAAGACATATATGGACTATACAAACAGTTAAATTTAGATAAAATACTTTTACCTTCAGAGTGGGAAGATGTATGGAAAGGGAAGAATGTATATATAACACAGCTACAAATGAGAGATAGAATGAATAGATATTTTAGTAGAGGTAATTAATATGTTAACACTGATGTATTTATGTATATTAGCTAGCCACAGTTCAGACTTAACTGGGATAAAACTGGTAGGCTTAGGTGGAATTCTAGTACTGGATATCATATGTGTCATGCAAACTGTAGATTACTTCTACCGCTTGACATTAGGATAGCTCGATACTAGAATGCAAGTGGGTAATAACCTAACTTATAAACAAGAGGAAACAGAGAAATGACAAGTACGACAACAATCCAAGAACTAAACGAAACAGGTATGGTAACCCCATATGGAATTATCAGATTTTTTGCAGTTACCCCAGTAGATGAGAAAGGAGCCGACGGTAAGTCTACAGGTAAGAAAGTATTAAAACAAAAACTAGCTTTAGAGTTCGATGGTCAGGATCCTGAAGCTATTAAACTGCGTGACTGGATTGCAGCAACTAACGACAAACGTATCACTACGATTGTAAAAAACCCAACGACAGGTAAGAAAGAGATTCTTCCTAACGACAACTATATCCTACAGTTCTACTGGGGACTAAAAGACGGTAAAGTAAATACTCAGATGGTCGACGAGAACAACGTAGAGTACGAAGCAATGCCTAGATTCCACACAGGAGACGGAGATACGGGTTTAGCAAGAGTAGCAGTCAAACTTGCTACAGCCAGCAAAGGAAGCAAATTCTTCCAAGCTGAGAAAAAAATCCAATTGAAGGACCTCAACATAAATCTAGATGGACCTAACAAAAAAGCTAAGGCTGCTAAATATGGGAATAGTGGTAACACATCAATGAGCTTATTGGAAGCAGCTATCGAAGCTGAGCACCGTGGTCAGGCCTAACCAGTAAATTGCCAAGGATGGCACTAATTTAATTACAGGTAAACAATATTAAAAGATAAGGAATAACCTAATATGCTATTCGCTAAAGTGACTGCAATTGACTACGAGACTTTACCGATTAGCAATCAGTTTCCCTACCCTAAACCTATATGCCTTTCTTACAGCGGGTCACGAGGCGAAGGTATAGTGGTAGGGACCTCTTCTATCGAGCAGTTCCTCAAGGAGTTGCTATCTGAAAAAGACCACCTCATAGTAGCACACAACGTTAAGTTCGAAACCATAGTTACAGAAGAATGGTTCCCTGAACTACGTAAACTACTATGGGATTCCCTCTACGCTAAAAGGTGGTTCTGCACAGTTCTATACCAGCAGCTAATCAATAACGTATCTAAAACTAAGATAGAGAAAAAAGACTTAGCTAACCTGGTTAACATCTATTTCAAGGAAGACATCAGTGAAACTAAAAGCAATAAGGTATTCTCTTGGAGGCTCAAGTACCACATCCTAGAAGATATTCCAGTAGACATGTGGCCACAGCCTGCTATAGACTATTCGTTAAACGACTCTATATGGGCGCTGAAGCTCTATAAAAAGTATATGGAGATAGACTCTAAGCTTCTATACAGCGACCATGTCCTGTCGGAGTTTACGTTAAACTTAATGGGTAGTACTGGGATGTTAGTTGCCAAGGATAGAGTGGAGCTCTTAGAGAAAGAACTATTAGACTTTTTAAATCCTAATTACGAGAGGTTAATATCAAATGGCTACGCCAGCAGGAACAAGAAGACAGGGAAGATCAAGAAACAAACCGGAAAGCTACGGGATTATATTAAAGAGAACATCCCCGAGGTCAAGATCTCACCTAAAGGCACCATCGAAACAAAAGATGAGGCTATGGAGTTTTATCTTAGCCAAGCTCCAGAGGATGAGATTCTTAAGACGTTTAAGGACATAGGTGAGTATGAGAAAGCTTACACAGCTTTTGTTTCAAGGCTTCTTGAAGCTAATCCAGTTATCCGTACCGATTATAATGCTATTGTTAGTTCTGGTAGGTCTTCTGCTAGGACTACTAAACTATATCCTAGTCTCAACATACAACAGATGCCAAGAGAACTCTCCGGAGTAACTTGGGATATCAGGAACTGCTTTGTAGCACCTGAAGGCTTTAAGATCTGCTCTATAGACTACTCAGCCTTGGAGTTAATGTCCACTGCCACACAGCTAAAGAAGGTAGTAGGCTACTCTAAGATGGCTGAGAAGTTAAACATGGGAGACAAACCTACTGACTTACACTCAGTGCTAGGTGCTAAACTGATGTCTATGAAGTTAGGCAGAACAGTTACGTATGAAGAGTTTAAGTCTAGGAAGAAGGAAAAAGAGTTCGAGAAGATTCGTAAGGTAGCTAAGGTAGTAGGTCTAGGTAAGCCAGGTGGAATTGGGCGAGACGTCATGAGGACTCAGATGGCATTAGAGGGAATATTCCCTAAGTACAAGGAGCTACACTATGCCGACAACCCTCACGAGATAGACCAGCTAGTCATAGCATATAGAGCTAAGTACCCTAATATCAGGAACAAAAGGCTAGCTAGAGATAAGTGGGCACTAGTTTACGATGAGGTAGTAGAGTTCGATAGGGGGCTGCAAGACTTGTACCCAGAGCTAAGGAAGTTCTTAAGGGAGTACCACGAGAAATACATGACAGGTGAAGTTAAGAAGGTTAAAAATGATTTCGGTGAGTGGGAAGATGAGCCTGTATATAGGTATAATGCTTTTGGTTCTGTTAGGGATTGGTGTACATATACCGAGTTCTGTAACGGTTTTCTTATGCAATCTCCTGGTGCTGTCGGAGCCAAGCGTGCAGTTAACTGGTTTGTTGAGAAGTATTACAGGCATAAAGATGTAGTACCACTAGCCTTTATCCATGATGAGATACTTTTCTACGTCAGGGACGACGAGAACATGTGGGACTACATTGAAGATGTAGCTAGTATTATGTGTAAAGCTATGGCCTTAACACTTTCTTCTGTGAGAATTACACTAGAAGCATCGACAATGGACTACTGGTCAAAGTCTAAGACGTTAGAAGACAGGACTTACTTCTTAAATGTAGGGGCGAAAGAAATACTTAGAGCTTGAATGTAGCACAGATTGAGAGTATAATGACAACAGTTCGACAAGATGTAGAGGGTAATATATGGCAGCACATCCTGACGGCGAAGGTAGATATATAGTAATGGCAGAGATGCCTAATGGTAAGATCTACAAGAGTACGTACGACGACTATGCAGAATCCTTCAATAAGTACCAAGCTATACGAGACTTTAAAAACGCTTATTGGTACGACACTGAAGAGCAAGAAGGTTTATATTGTACATTTAACGGTAAATTTTTAGAGAACGGGGTAATGTAACATGGTTAAAAAAGTAGGTAAAAACAAAATGGTAGTTGTGCTAGTAATGCTAGCAGCAGCAGTGTTCGTAGCTAAGATGTTAGGTTTCCTACCGTAAGGTAGGACAAAGGTCTCTTGTGACAAGAAGTAAACGTATGAGCTATAATCAACAAGACGATGATGATGATGGTGGTGGCGGTGACGTTGTTGTGGAGAAAGAATTTTATTCACATGCATGGTTCATAGATGTAGGTAAACCAGTCAGGTATTATATAATAGATTATTTAAACGGCGGCAAGAAAATATATCTTGATTAACAGGGACTTATTTAATAGGTGTGGAGGTTTAAATGCCAGGTTGTGGAGTACACCCAGATTGGGAACCAATAGTAAGCAAAGGCAGCAGTATACATAAAGAAAATGAGAGGAAAAACAATATGAGTTATAATCAACAAGACGACGCATACAGACAATTATTAATCGTTAAACAATCTAGCCTTAAGGTAGCTGCTGACCTAGTCATGGCAGGTAAAGCTGACGAGCTACCTAAAGTCTTAGAGATGGCAGCTGAGATTACCGAAAAACTCTTAGCTCGTAAGAAGGATCCAAGTAAAGACTTAGGGACTACCGCTAAATGAAAGTCCAAGATAAGATGTTCCCAATAGAAGTCGAGTTAAATGAGCTGATGTATATACATACAGCAGTTGATGATATGGCGGACCTAGTGTCTAAAGCTACTGGAGGCAAAGAAGATCCAGTTATCAGCAATATACAAAGAAAGCTACGCATATGTTCAGATAAGTTCCATAATGCTCACGAAGAAGAGCTATATGGTATAAGGAAGATAGATGATAAGTGAGTTAGAATTATATTGGCAAAACAAGAACGTTGCAGCTCTGGATGCTATGTGTGAACTTGGCTTAACTGAACAAGTAAATAGGTTCGTAGTTGCTAAAAGACAAGAGTATAGAGCTAAGCTGTGTGGAGAACCAGACTTCTTAAAACTAGACGAAGTTAAACAGCAAGTGTTTGCTTTTATGTCAGACCCTTTATTAGGTAAACCATATGATTTAAAAGCTTATCTGTATGAAGGGGTTCTCCGTGAAAATATATAATATGCCTCAACGCTCAGACGAGTGGTATAAAATTCGTTCAGGAATTATCACCGCGAGCGCAGCGAGGAATGTCCTTACCCCCAGTCTTAGAAATGAGTATATGTACAAGCTCATCTCTGAGATACTGACGGGTCAATCTGAAGTAATTGAAACTAACCAACACATGCAGTGGGGTATAGAGTATGAAGAAGAAGCGAGACAGTGGTATATCGAAAAGACTGGTAACCAAGTTGAAGAGATTGGATTTGCCATATCCGACTTTAATGCTGGCATTGGCTGTAGTCCAGACGGGCTTGTTGGTGATGGTGGTCTTATCGAAATAAAATGTCCGATGTCCAAGACTCACATTAAGTATGTGATGACAGGACCTAAGACTGAGTACGTACAACAGATGCAGTTCCAGATGCTAGTCACTGGACGCAAGTGGTGTGACTTTGTTACGTACGACCCTAGGATGCCAGAGAGCGCTAAAGGTGCTATACACAGGATAGACAGGGACGAGCAGATGCTCTGGAAGATGGTCTCTTGCCTCACTAAGATGCAAAAGACTATGAAAGAGTTTCTAGCTGAACATGGCGTAGAGTATAACTATTAAAGAAGGCGGTGTAAATTTATGATACTCGAGCGAAAACGCTCTGCGTGGTGTAGAGTATAACTACTAAAACTTAAGGGTATACTTATGCGAAGAAAAAGTACTGAAAGGGAAGTAGGGTTGAAATATGGATTCAGGTCTGGCTTAGAGGAAAGAGTAGCAGCCTCGTTTGTAGATGCAGGATATAGTTTCACATTCGAAGAGAAGACTATAGAGTTCACCCAACCTGCTAAGAAGAGGAAATACACCCCAGACTTCGTGCTAAGTAAGCTAGATGGAGGTGAGATGGTAGTTGAGACTAAGGGCCGTTTCGTACAGCAAGACAGGCTTAAGATAGAGATGGTGCTTAAAGAACACCCAGACTTAGACTTAAGGATCTTGTTCTCTAACGCTAAGGCTAAGCTATCTAAGACCTCTAAGACTACATATGGGGACTGGTGTGATAAGCGAGGGATTAAGTGGGCACACAAGGAGATGCCAGAGAGTTGGGCTAACGAATTAATGTCAACAGATAAGGGCAACAAGAAATGATATTAGATAAAATATTAAAGAAGCTGTCTGCTAAGGCTTGTTTTAAAATAGCTATAGGGTTAATCTTATTTGGTTTGTTAATGGAGCACGTACACGCTATCCCTAAAGAAGAGCCAGATACTATTACCTTTTCTAGAAGACCTTTAGAGGCCGTCAGTCTAATTGAAAGCACACCTCGTGTAATTAAACTGAATTCAGCTATTGAAGGTCCTGGAGCTTACGATGATATCATAGAGATGTTAGCTTCCCTTAATGAGAGAGACGAGGTTATAGTTGAACTAAACTCTCCAGGAGGCTCTGTGTTGGGCGGTATCCCTTTAGTGAATGCTCTCCTACAAACTAAGGCTCACGTAACCACCAGGATTACCGGAGGAGCTTATAGCATGGCTGCTGTCCTGTTCTGTACTGGCGATACTAAGGTGATGGACCTAGGGACTGTCCTTATGTTTCACGACTATTCGGTAAGCGGCTTAACAGGAAAAGGTAACGAACTCGAACAGTTCACGTTAAGTCTTACCAGAATGATGAGGGAGATTCTGTCAGGTGCGTGTGGAGAAATCCTTACCCCTACAGATATTGAGAACATACTCTCAGGAAAAGATCTATATATTCACCCAGCAGACCTAAAAGGGAGACTGACAAATGGCAGTAATTGATGGGTATTTAGATCAAGAGCTTAACATCTTAATGTTCGACATTGAAACAGTGCCTGCGCTGGTAGCCACTTACCACACGTCGAAGCAGACTATAAGTGAGGACCAGATAATCTCAGACCCATTTATAGCTTCTATACAATATAAGTGGTTAGATGAAGATAAAGTGCATGTACTCATGGCTGACTTGAAAAAAGCGGACGACAAGGCTATACTTAAAGAGTTCATTAAGGTAGTAGATGAAGCAGACTGGGTAGTTTACCACAATGGTGATAGCTTTGACTGGCGTTGGGTGCAGCAACGGATAGCTTACCATAGGCTCCCTAGGTTAGCTCCTAAGATGTCTACAGATACTATGAGAGAGTGTAAGAAGCACTTTAAGCTGCTTAAGTATACCCTCAAGTATTGCTGTAAGTATTTTAAGGTGTCTGGGAAGTTAGAGTCTGGTGGTTTTAAACAGTGGGTAGCTCTACTACTTAAAGATCAAAGTACTATTAAAGAGTTTAAAGAGTACGGTAAACAGGACGTGGTGAGCTTGCAGGACTTATTCCTGAGGATATTGCCGTACATCTCTAAGAAGCCTAGCTTGAAGCAAGACCTTAATGACTTCCAATGCGAGTGTGGTTGCACTAATTACACTAAGAATGGTACTAGGTTGACTGCAGCAGGTGTTAAACAGCAGCAGATCAGATGTAAGAATTGTGCTACAGTTAAGTATGTGAC